GTAAGGAGAACTTTCTTACAGGTTAGAAAGGAGCACTGAAATACTGTGGAAATTCAAAAAGGCGGAGTGGAAGCAGGTAGGACGTTCTTATGAGTAATCCGGCTGATAGACATGATGCCGATCGCCTTTTAAGAACGAATGTTGAAAGGAGGCTTCATCATGAAATGGAGAAGCCACAACAGAAAATTCCTGAACAATTGGAATGCCAGAATGACAACAGATATCACTAAACCATTAGTGGACCAGGTAGTGGTAGCAGTTCTGAAGAATTCTGGTGTTGAGGATTTGCCTTATGTTCCACGCAACCTCTACCAATTGGATGCGCTTTATCAAATGCTGAAAAGCTACGAGCCTGAGGAATCGCCTTATGTTGATTTAGGAGATGTAAGGGTGCGCAAGGGCTTAGACTTTGCTTACAAACATTTCGCAAAGCCAGTCGGGGTACCAACACTTTCAGCGTATAATTTGGAGAGCGACCTAAGTGAGTTATTTGTCTCACTAGATATCAAGGGAAGCACTTCAGCAGGACTTACTGATTATGGTAAGACCAAAGCCGAAGCGTGGCCAGTAGGAGTACGCAAGGCGAAAGAAACATTGCTGAAAACCCGCAAACCAGAGCCATGTCTGGCTGGCACTCGTACGCAGGCAGGTAAGTTGGGAAGGTTAGTATGGATGTATCCATTATCCATGACTATCATTGAAGCACTTGTAGCCAGACCACTTATCGAAATGCAGAAGAGGGGAGGAACACCAATGGCGTTTGGCCAAATGTCCACTGTTCTTGGAGCAGGAATTAGGAAAGCACAAACGTTCAATGGTTATTACTCTAGTTTGGATTCATCGCAGTTTGACGCCTCAATCGGGAGGGTCGTGATCCAGGCTGCGTTTAACGCTTTCAGAACATGGTTCAATTTGGAGGACGAGGTTCTTGAAGGAGTCACAGTGGGAGATGTCTTCGACGTTATCGAAGATTACTTTATCTACACAGATATTGTGATGCCCCATCCTGATGGTCCACGTTTGTACACGGGAAAGCGTCATGGCGTTCCTAGTGGCAGTTATTTTACACAAATGGTTGACTCATTTATGTCAACTTGCCTAATAGGGACACTTGACTACACGTATAAACTGCACGTGCAAGGTGACGAATTCTGGGTCCTCGGAGACGATATGTTATTCTTCACGCGCCAGGAGCCAAAGATTGGTGAATGGTCAAAGCTGCTGTCAAACCTTTACGGCATGAAAGTCAATGCTAAGAAGTCTTCATGTGGTAGGGCACATGAGATAATTCGCTTCCTTGGCAGAGACTGGCATAACGGGATACCGTTTCGTGAATGGAATGACGTCCTGGAGAAAGCTGTATCTCCAGAGAGATACCGAAAGTACGGTAGCGACCTTGGCAAGGGA